CTTTTTATCGTAGTATAACGTTATACTAACTAAATTATTACTTGTTAAATCTTGACAAGGATTGGATGTACTTCTTGAAAGTAAAACGTTTATTGCTTTAAATCTATCTTGGGGTTGGACTGCTGGTTCGGTTACTTTATAATAAAATCTTTTTGTATACTTAGTTATTACTTTACCATCAAAGTAAATATCAAACTCCACATCTTCTGCAATATAACCTTCTTTTGGTTCACCAACACCATCTGCAGCTTCTTGTTGTGTTGCTTTTACTAAACCCGAGCCGTCTTGTACATCATTTACAAGAATGTCTCTAGAAATGTCTACTTCTAGGTTTCCATTATTATCTAAACGGAAATCTGTAGCATTAACTTTTATAGGACTTGGGTCAATTTTAGCCATTACGTTTTATTTTATCTATAAATATCTAAGACATTAGGTTTTGGTACTACTCCAAACCTAACAAAGAAATTTCTAAAACTTTATCTATCTCTGCGTAAAGGTTTGACTTAAAATAACCAAATACATAGGTTTCTATTGAGTTTAGTGACTCTTCATTTGGAGAATCTGAATAATTATCTATCAGTTGTTTATACTCACTTTTTTTGACAATATTAAGTTTAATACTTTTAGTGACATTGTCTTTTGTCTTTTCTACATCACTAACTAAACCACTAAGAAATTGTTGCTCATCAAAATCAACTGACGTAAGTGGGATTATGTAATTGAGTAAATCAATATTACCACTATCTGTTTCAATTTGTATAGTAGATATTACTTGTGGTATTTTACTATAAAAGTCATCAGAAAAAGTATTAATAAATTCTTCAACTTTTTGATTTATCTTACCACGTAGGTCAACATTTATTTGTACGTAGTTCTTAAATCGGTTTAAGTCATCAATAAAATCAACATCATTTGACTGCGGATTGATTCTCACCTCACGTCTGTCTGATGATACTTCAGTTACGATAAAGTTATATTGTTGATTATCTAAGACCTTAAACACATCATTTACAAAGTAATACTCTAAGTTGTATATTCCGTTTTGATTTAAGTTATTGTCTGTGGATACGATACGTTGAATACTTTGTAAGAATGATTCTTCTGAATCAAAATCTATCACATATTCACTTGGTTTGTATGTTTGTTGTAATAAGAAATTATCCAACGCATCATATACATTAATGACCAATGAATTTTTTGGTAAATCAATATCAACGAACTCTTCAGAAATTAAAGGTTCTTTTTTAACATCAATTGGATTTATATTTTGTATAGATTGTATTACCATTAGTCGTTATAATCTCTTCTTAATGCCATTTTGTATTTTTTAGTAACACCGTCTGTTAGGTTTCTTATTTCAAAGTCACCTCGGTGTCTTCTTTCCTCTCCACCATTAAATCCTATTCCAAACTCACTACTTAAACTTTCAATTGCGTTTTCACTAACACCACTAGCTATTTCTGTGTTAGGTGATATTTTAAATATTCTATTAGTTATGTCTATGTATGCAGATGATGGTATTTCACTAAATTTGAATGTTCGTATTGGTTGTCTATATTGTTCAACGTCTGTCCCACCATCGGACTCCAACCAATTTTCAAATAATTGAAATTCAATTTCTTTATCACTTTCATTTAAGAATCGTATAATCGTTGGAGTTCTGATAATGGCTTTGTTTGTAGTATATTGGTCATAGTAAAATCTAGCACCGTCTATAAATGGACTTCCATCATTACTAACAGGGTCTCCCTCTAATTTAACCCATAGATTGGTAGTACCTACTTCTTCATATCCTTGTGTTTGTAATTCAGTTTTTCTTGCATTAGCAGCAACGTTGTCGGTTAAATCTCCAAATAAAGAATTCAAATCACCAAACGCGTCGTTTAATAATGTATTAACATCTGTATCAGACAGTAATGCACGCAGTCTAGCAATTATCTCATTCAACTCATCAATAGTAAAATCTCTATCACTAATTTGAGAACGTAACAATTCCACCAATTCATTAGAAGATAATTGTTGTCTTCTTAATGAACTAGGAAAAACGTTATACAACTTTTTTATATCAACCGTGTTGTATCTAGTTTCTTTTAATGGTTTGAATGGATTATACATTATTCAACTAACTTAAATACAAAGTTTTTATCTATTAACTGATAGTTTCCTGTTCCATCATCAATCTTAAACAGTATTCTATAATATCGTTCTGCTTCCCAACCCTTAAAGTTTTGATTGAAGTAATTACCACTACTGTCAATACTAATGATTGAGTTTGACCCAAATGGTACAATTGTATCATTGGTTACATTATCAACAATAGAATACATAGAACCCGTTGGTAAATATCCTGTAGTAGAATATACTGAACCTGTACTATATGATAAGGTAGGGAACATATCTCTCACGTGTAGTCTAAACTTATATTGGTTTTCTACTTTATATTCTTTTCTTAAACTTTTTATAGTAACAAATGTATCTTCATCTGTGATTTGTGTAAGGGAGCCTGAAACTAAAGATTTATCATCCCACTCTACCCGTAACTTTGGTCGGTAGATAGTGTTTGTTTCAGAACTAAAAAAGTTCATTTCTCCATAGTTTGTTGTGTCGTTTTCCAATGAGTTTGGAAATTTTATAACAAAACCGTAATTGTTAAGTGTTCCGTCAAAATACGAATTTACAATGTTGGTTACATCAAAACTCACATCAGTTCGTTGAGTGTCAAGTGATAAGCTACTTGTCGTTGTTGTAATAAAATCACCACCCTCTGTTGTCCACGCAGAACCACTTAAATCATTTCTCCAAGTATAAGAAACACCCGTAGTTGTTTTTGGGTTATCCTGTCGTTTACCCAATCCCATTTCCCAACTCTGTGAGATAGGTACACACTCTAATGTAAAACTAGAAGCTAGTTCTTTAAGTGATGTAGTGGTTAAGTCTAATGAATATGTAGGATTTGTAATTGTACCAGCGACAACTGAATTAGAAACGTCAGTTAAATCAAACTGTATTAGTACCCTTGAAAATTTATCAATAGTATCTGTCTTATACTTAAATAAATCTAATATTTGGTCTATACCTGTATTCTGATTTTTAAAGTCAGTATAAATTGATGCATCTTTTGAACTTGTTACAAAATATCTCATTCTACTTTCCCTCTAATATCTTGGTTTGGGTATTTAATCTCAAATACAGATGGTTCCACCGATGGATACACTATTTTGTTTTTGACTGCATTTGAGATTGGATAGTATTTGTTAGAATAACTACCTTCCGTGATATTTCGTAACTGAACTGAATTAACAGTTCGTACACCATCAACATTTGCAATTTGTAATTCTAAATCGGAAAGATATATTGGTTGGTTAAAGTCTTGGTTGTTTATATTAAAGAAGTCTTTTACAATTTCAATACATTGTAACAGTACTTCGTTTTTATTATATCCTTTGAATACAGAAACACTAAAATCAACACCTATGTTTACTATATAACCGTCCAACAAATTAACACCGTCTGTTAGTAGTCTGAATTCTTCTAAGTATGTTGATAGGTTTTTCTTGGTCTGTGTATTTAGTGTTGTAAGTTTTCCGTTGTTATCATATCCTAACAAATACAAATCAATTGTTGAGTTAGGTGAGGATTCTACTACACCTTGTTTATGTTTTTGTGCATACACTTTTGAGATACTACCAAACTTTGTAGGCATTGATAATACCCTAGCTTTATAATCACTTGATGTCACACATCTTTTTTGTGAAGAAAAGAATTGTAATGCGTTTTGTCTAATTTCATCAATGGTAGGTAATCCTTTACCACCACTTGCGGTACTAGTATTGGTTGTACTTAATGTAGCTTTTATTTGATTCAATGTAGCAAGATTACCACTAAATGATGTAGTATCATTTTCAAAAACAACTTCATTCAAATTTACTAAATCATTCTGTGGTACATTTGTTTCTACACCACCACCTGTTGTGTATTTGATAGTAAGTGTGGTATTAGATGGAACCTTACCATATGTTTTAGATGTGGTAAATGATGTTGGGTCTAATGCCAACTCCGTTGAGTTAGTGTTGTTTTTAATTTGTTCTAACGCAGATATTACTTCTGTATCTTCACTATCAGTTGTACCACTACCAAACTGTATTTCAAGTTTTAAGTTTTTATTTACTCGTGTAATAAATCGTCTTGGTACTTTTAATAATTTAGTCTGAAAGAATGGTTGTTCTGTTCTAGTACTTACTCGGTCTCCTGTTAGGATACTGTCTTGTGCCAAGTAATCAACTTCATAGTAAGTATTCCCATCCGAGTCTTGCACCGATAACACCTCAATCACATCATCGTCAGGTAATTCAATTGTATAAAACTGTTGTGGGTCTCCAACGGAAATCTGTAATGTCTTTTCTGTTCCAGCGACAACAGGAACTTCTTTGTTATACTCTACTAACCAAAATGTCGTACTTCCGGCTTCTTGTTGGAAAGATGTAATGTATTTACTATCGGTTCCTAAGTTAGACATCTCTGAAAAATAAATTGGTTCTAATGTTCTAAATACTACATCAGAGTTTAATTGAGATGATACTTTCATACCTGATGCTACTTTGAGAGCATAAGTAAAGTCAGGATTACCTGAACCATCATCGGGTAGTAATTGATATACTTTTATAGAACCAACAGCACCACTAGACAATGGAACTTTATATCCTAATGACTGTGCAAGTGATATAATGTTTTTTGGTTCTGATGCGTGAGTTAGTAAGTTTTCTTTGAAGTTATAATCAATGTTATATGATAATACATCACCTGCATATGCAACCAATTCAATAAACATATTACCAACACTTGTATCTGTAAAGTCATTGTAAGTATTTGGAAAGTATGTTTTAGCAAACTCTATTAACCTTGCTCTGTATGAACTAAAGTCTTTTGCTAAGAGATTTACATCCTTAGTCTTTTTGTCAAATGATTTATTGATTGAGTTAATTGCCACGTTAGTTTCCTATTTTTAAATCAAAACTTACTCGTTCTAATTGTTCGGGGTATTGTGCAACCGAAAAAGTCAATGAAACAGTTATTCTATTATCATCATCTATATTCTCAAATGTTAAACGTTCTATAACAATACTTGGAAATTGTGCAGTTATAGTATCACGTATTGAGTTTTCTACTTTTATTTTTGTTGCTTCAATGTCTTGTTCAAAAACAAATCGTCTTAGATTGTTACCAAATGTTGGATTGAGTGGTCGTTCTCCAAAGTTAGTTAATAATGTATTCTTTAGGTTAGACTTAATTGCTTCTTGGGTAGTAAAGGTTTGTTGAAACCCCCCTTGTCTACCTCTACGTATCGGTAAGTCTATCCCTATTGGTTTCATTATCTAAACCCACCACGTTGTTTAGCCCGTTCGTCCATTTTCTTAAACTTTTCACCTAAGTTACCATTCATTATATTTAATACACCAGCAACTGCAGGATTTGATGTATCAATTGGTTTTCCTTCCATACCTACAACAGGTGTATTGTTTGACGAATAGCCAGGGATTCCTGTTTGAGTTGTGTAATTCATAGTTCTATACTCACTCACGCCACCACCTACCATAGTTTTTAGACTTTCCATTATATTACCTTTTTCAAATGGAGTTGGTTGAGATTTAGTGGGTTGTTGTACTACACTTTCAACTCGTGGTTGTTTTTGTTTTTCCGTTTCTTCTCTTAACAATCTGTTTACTTCGTGTTCTACTAACATAGGTAAGAGTTTCTGAACTCGTTTCTCAACAATCTTATCTATTTTAGATTCTAAAACTTTAAGTAATTTTTCAGTTGAACTTTTCATTTTACTTTATTTTGTTATTATTATATAAATATCCTTTGTTATAAATTTATACCCCTATTACCTAAAACACCATCTCGTAGTCCTACTGCAGATGCAGTTAACTCCAAAACACCTGCAATTAAAGGTTGTAAGAAATTTAATTCAATATACTTTATTATCTCACTTAATAAGAAGTCAAGGATAGGGCCGTATGGGAATGGTAGACTTGCAACTTGTTCTCGTATATCGGTCAAACCATCCACCGCATCTTGAACCACATCCCGTATATCACTAAATAAATCTGTTAATCTACCACTTCTTTCAAAGTTTATTTTTGTAATTTGTTCCTGTAATCTTAGTTTTGGTTTTTGAATTAAAACTATGTCTGCATATTCTGC